TCTCATTTTTCGAATGAACGCGACTAACTCATCACGGTCCATGGATTTTCTCATTTTTGGAGTAATGCCTTTTAGATCATCAACCATGGACATTAGACCTTCCATAGCTCCTTGAAGAGTACTGTCATCTGTTGCTTTAACGCCTTTTCGCGCAGCCAAAGTTTCTAATTGTTTTCCAACTACTGGAGTGCCTTCTTTAGTTACAACGTTTGATGGTACATATTTAACTTTTCCACCTACTGTGAAATAATCTTGTAAATTGTTAGCAAAGTTTACTAACTCCATTTCGTTCATTTGCGAAAGGTATTTAGCGTCTTCTTTAAATATATCTGTTGCATCACTAAAGGTTGCTTTATCTTTAGTTAACGCATCTATCAATTTTGGTTTAGTAGATGTCTTTTGAGTTTTAGTAATTAATTGTGAAATTTTGTTAGGATCAATCTCTCCAGCCATTTTGCTGTAATCAATTCCTGCCTTTTTAAGTAGCGCAATAACTTTTGCTATTAATTCTGTTATTATTTTTACTGCCATTAGTAATATTCCATCTTCCTAGGCGGTTGTTTTTCCATAATATAGTCTTCAGGATGCTGAATAAATCCGCCCTGCCTGAAGCGCATCACAGCCATGGTCATAGAATCGACCAAGTCGTCATGATCACCGTGCGGGAATGCTGCACATTCTTCAATTACCTCTTCTGTAAACTTCTGATCAGGCGCCCATATCATGCCAGATTCAAAAAGAGGTGCGCACGTATTTACTCTAACATGCTTATCATTTCCTTTGCTAGGAGTAAAGGTCTGAACTGGAATATCCATTTGTCTTAGTTCATAGGTCAATGGAAGGCCTGAGGCCTTCGCTTCGATGATTACCATCTCTGGTTTCCAATATTTATACTGATCTAGCGCCACACGACGAAGTTCTGGAAATTCATACCTGTCTTTTATCGCATCTAGCAGAATTAAGTTCGCAGGTTTGTCTTCTTCTGGATAAAACACTCCCCAAGTCGTAATTGCCGAAAAATCGGCCGTTTCTTTTTTCATAAACGCCGTATCGTAAGATTGTATGACATAATGCAAGTCAGGTGGCTTATCATCTTCCCATTTACGCCACCATTCACGTTTTATCAACGCTCCTTCTTCAGAAGTTGGATTTTGCATCCATTGAGCATTCCATTTGCCCACCGGAAGGGTAGCTTTTACCTTATCGAGTTCATTTTTGTTCCAATACTCAGGCCACACTGGTCCGTGGTCCATAAGTGCTGGAAATTCGACAATTTCCCATTGATCGCCTTTTATTTCTTTTTGATTCTTTAACAAAATTCCAGTTAGATCCTTTTTTGACCATCTGGTCATAACTAAAACGATGCTTGCGCCTGGTTGAAGTCTTTGTCTTGGGCCGGACGTATACCATTCGTAAGCGGACTCTAACGCAGTCGGTGAAAGCGCGTCTTGCTCAGAATGGGGATCATCAATAATTAATAAGTCAGCACCCCGTCCGGTGATAGCACCGCCGACACCTGCAGCGAAGTACTCGCCGCCTTGTGCTGTTTCCCACCTCCCAGCGGCTTGTGAATCTTCTTGTAATCTTGTTTGAAAAATCTTGGAATATTCTTCTGAATCAATTAGGTTCTTGGCTTTACGGCCAAATCTTATGGCAAGTTCTCCAGTGTGCGTCACTTGAATGATTTTGAGTTTCGGATTACGGCCCACCATCCAGGCTGGCAGGAGATAAGACGCAAATTCTGATTTTGTATGCCTTGGAGGCATGTTCACGATTAATCTATTTAATTTACCAGTCGCCAGGTCATTAAATTTTTTTGCAATGTGCCGATGATGTGCGCCTTCAATGAACTCGGGCCAAACGCACTTAACAAAGCTTAAAAAATCATCTTTAGCTTTGTTTTGAATTCTTTTTTCGGCATACATTACTTGTAATTGTAGGAATTGTTTTCTAACGTCAGCTGGAAGCTTGCTAATATCAACGGTATTTAAATTCATAAAAATTTTTTATAATTTTTTGCACCCTTTTAAGATGTTCAACATGTTTTTACCAGCATTGACTGTCTAAATCAAGCAATACAACCTAGAGTAGTGGGACCCCTTTTTTATTTAAGGGGGATCGATGTTTAAGCGCGCGCGATTTTTAGGATTAGGTTTGGTACCTCTATTGATAAGGTAAAACAGGGGCGAATTTTATTCGCCCCTGATCTCATGTCTATGGTTAGTTGATTGTCTTCTTGCGAGAAGCTATGAAGTCTTTATATAATGTGGAGTCTTTGCCCTGTTCCATAAGCCAAGGCAATACGAGTAATGCCATTGCATAACTCATTGCTTGTTCTCCCATTTGTTTAGTAAGATACTCAACACGCTTGATTGTTTCTTGTTTATCTTTTGCATTGTGAACATACAAAGAAGCGTGAACTATTTCTGGTGTCATGTGTTTAGGGAAACTAATATCATCTTCTGTTAAGTTTCCTAATCGTTGTTGTCTTTTACCTAGTGGCATATTTCTACCTTTCATTTAAAGTATAATTAGTATCACGATATTGCGCCTCGGTCAATGGTCTGCGCTCCTTTGTTATTCCATTAATAAAGAAATATCTATTTTGATCATCATCAACTCTCCAATCATAATCTTTAATCCAGGCATTTTCTTCTGTTAAATGTTTTGTTTCTGTTGTTCTTCCATAATGATCTAGAGCCTGTTCAATGTATTGCGCAACCCAATCATACAAACATCGTTGATCGCAAAAATTTCCACGACCATAATACATATGTGATCTTCTTCTAGTTTGATAAGTCTTATTTTCTTTAGGTCCTTTCAGCCTGTCCTGTGTTGTATAAGTATGACAATCCGGACCTTGGCAATATTTTAAAGTCATGATGTTAAACTTATGATTATGTTTTCTAAACTTGTAACAACATCTTTGCTAATGTGTTGTTCATTACTTTCGTAATGATAAGTCTTTAGAATTGTTCTTAACTCTTTAACTATTTCTTGTTTGGTCATTTCTCTCCTTTAAATAATAAAATGCGCCAGCGATAGCTGGCGCAAGTATTATGATTAGTAATGTTGTTGGAATACAAATCATGCTTTGGTTACAGTATAATTTACTGCTGTTCTTGGGTGTTCTGCTTCAATATCCCAAAAGTTATAGCAAGGGTTTCCATTTTTATCTTCCCATTGTCTTGATTTAAAATCCTCATGTTCATCAACACCTTTAACAGTATCAATCTTGTTTCGTGATTTCATAAACCAAGTAAAGTATTTTATAGACATTTATTTCTCCTGTATTTGTTAATTAGGGATAATCTTATCATGGATTATCCCTAAAGGTCAATAGTTAATTTAAACTATTTTGTTGCTCATACTCACGTCTAGCGAGTATTTTAGCCTCTCTTGTTACTGTCGTATTTTTCATGGATTTTAAATGTTCTGACGCACTTTTAGGATTGTAAATAGTTAAACCAGAACTATTACATCTTATTATATCTGCCTCATTAATTGTTGAACCACTCTCTTGAGCAAACTCAATAGCCTCATCAAGATATTTATAACTCTTTAAAACATCTTTAATAAAGTTAGTTTGTTTCAAAATGGATTTAACCCATTTATAATGTGCCATGATTAATTGTCCTTTTTTCTGTTGCCACATCTCGAAAGTTTTATATTCCTCTCTCGATACAGCTATCTGCCTATCTCTACAATATTCACGACCAATTAAATCTAACTCATATTCCTTATCCCATTTATCTGCGTATGATGTTAGATTATTTCTTCCACTTGATGTTCCAAGATACCTATCATTTGCGTCTTGAATTTTAGTCCAATGTGGATTACCAGATTTGCCCTCCATCTCGATTGTAATATCGGGATTACAATCTTTTTGTGCTTTTAGTTCATCTCTAAAATAAGCATAGCCAAAATCTCTTGAACATGGTTGATAGCCTTCCATTTCATCTTGGTCATCAATTCCATCATAATTTCCATTTAATCTGAAATCAAAATGTTTAGAGATGTATTTATCTTCTTCGTTATCTTCTTCTGGTTTTCCCATATAACCAAAATGGAAACAACTATCCTTGGCAATAGTATTTACGTTAGGATATTTGTCTTGAAGATAATGTGCCATGTCCACGTCTTTGTGTGGATATTGTCTTGACACACATAGTTTAGCAAGTTCCCAAACTTTGTCTTGGATTGCTTTGAAGTTTTCTCGTTCCTGGTCGAAAGCTTCTCTCTCTTGTGTGCGTTCTTGTTCGGCATAAGTTTTCATTTTAACTGTAACTTTATTCCGTTGTTCTTGATTTAGTCTTATTCTACTCATATATGCCTTTCGTTTTATTTTGCATAAATAAAGTTTTATATCTTGACAATTCCTTTGTCAAGCATTATGTTGGATAAAGGCTCCTGGGATATGAGCCTTAATAATAACTGTCCTGGGACAACCTCAGGTTGCATCACACCCCAGTTCGCTGGCGTCTTTGTAACTTAGAGGACTGATCCCAGATCTAAGTAGCGGTAACAGCTCCGGATATTCTAGATGCCCTCCGGTTAATGTACTTGGATCTGGGATCAGATGTTGTAACTGCGGGATATTAACCGCTATAACTCTGGATGCGCGCTTGTCATGACACAGCTAGTTTAATCGCCAGCGCACTAGCTCCAGCGTAGGACAACAACTGATCCCTGATCCATATTATTAGTGGCCAGTAGCAGGTCTCAATGTGGTTGCGAAGAGTATGGATCTGGGATCAGTAATATTTGGTAACATTATGTTACTTGTAGGATAATAAGGGATATGATATAACCCAATTTGATACTGATCCCTGAGTGGTGATGTAACGTATAGGAATTCGCTCAGACCGAGCCTATGTCCGAGGGTGCAATAAAGCTATGGTAAAGAAGTCGACCTCCCTAATCGCTACTCAGGGATCAGTAATAATGAGAAAAATCAGCGCTCTGCGCTGCAAGCTGCAAGCTTCAAGCTCCAAGCTTGACAGTGACTAAATGATTTAGTAGGATGAATTAACAAAGGAGAAATATGAAACAATACAAAGAAGTAACTTGGAAAGGTAAAAAAATAAAACTACCTTTTCCGGATCCACGAGACAATGAGTCTGAGCTGTATGAGATGGAGGAAAAACAGAATAGGTTCACAGGGCAAAGTACTACAATGCCAAGCTTTGCCGCAGGTGTTTATGAAGTGATCCTTGGCCAGGAATATGCCGCAACAATTGATGACAAGAGATTAGGGACCGGCGGATCTAAAAAATGGGACGATGTACGTAAGGGCCTAGGCTGGTTCAGACGTTATTTCGCAGAACAATACATGGTGGTTTTAGACTGATGTCCATAGTCTGGAATACTGGGCTCGCTGCAGAGCGAGCCCGGCACAACCTGAAGTTGAATAAAAAAAGGCGCCCCGCAGCCCAAGCTGCAAGCTCCAAGCGGCAAGCTGCAAGCGCCACGAAAAAGACACAATTGAATGGTACAAAGTAATTAGAAAGAAGAAATTATGAAAACATTAAAACAAGAGTGGCTCGACAGAGCTAAAAAAGCAGGAATCACGGATCCTGATCCTAACAACCGCACATGCCAAGCTTTCGCACATTTTGATGGTGAAGGCTGGACCAAGTTTGCTATGGCTGGACTGATAATCGAATTATCAGAAAAATTAGATAAATTAGAAGATCAAAAAGAAGACAATTTTTATAGACAATGGAATGCTAAAGAAGGAAGCTAAAGAAATAACCGGCGGGCTCTCGAGCCCGTCGAAAATGCCTGGACCATCATTCAACCTGCCGGCTGCCGCATGCATTACGGGCGCCAAGCTCGTGAAGGTTAAAGGTTCAACCTGCAGCGGATGCTATGCACTTAAAGGCCGCTATCGATTCGGCAATGTACAGGCAGCGCTCAGGCGTCGACTGGCCAAGCTCCACGATCCACGGTGGGTCGACTCGATGGTAACATTAATTGACGACGCTCCAGTCTTCAGGTGGCATGACTCAGGAGACATCCAGAGCGCCAAACATTTAACAAATATATTCGAAGTATGTAACAGGACCCCGGACACCAGTCACTGGCTCCCGACCCGTGAATCACGGTTCCTGAGACTGATGGATCCTGAAGTAGTTCCAAAGAATTTAAAAATAGTTTTATCTGATCATATGAACAACCAACGGGTGGCTCCTACCTGGTGGCCGTATACGTCAGGCGTGACAACCAGTCATGAGCTGGTTACATGCCCGGCGTCATCTCAGGGGAATAAATGCCTAGATTGCAGGAAGTGCTGGGACCGATCAACGAAGCGTGTTATATATGGCAAACACTAAAAAAATATTTACTTATACAAAGAATAAGGACGATTTCATGGGCCGTGAAAACAGGCGCTATTGGATCATCAATCTAAAAACTGGTAAAAAGAAAAGAATTACTGAAGCGCAGTTCCATGACCCACGAATATAAACACCCCAAGTACTACGCAGAGATGAGAGCTGAGAGACGCAAGCTCCAAGCGTCAAGCCTCAAGCGCCAAGCTTCTGAAGCATCAAGCTGCAAGCCCCAAGCCCCGAACAACAAGCGTCAAGCTTCAAGCCGCAAGCGTCAAGCTCCATGATCCGCGAACCACGGAACATGTGAACAAGTTTCGAGGACCTCGGACCATGGCTCTCGGCTATGATGAATGTGTTGTGCGGATGTGTCTTATGAAATGCAATTTGGTGTGCAGAAAATTTGAGTTTATTCCCTCGGGTAACTTTTAACTCAACAGTGAAAAATGTGCCAAAACTATTATAGCCCAATAGATCAGGAGTACCCAAAGAGCTAAGGTTTTCAATCCTATTCCAGGTAATTCCTTTAGAATTTTTACGAAGTTTTTGGTATAATTTTGCCTCTGGACCCATGTCTTTATCGAGGTAACGACCTCGTGCATTAGTAGTCTTTTTGTAGCTTGTCTGGTAAGATAATTGAAGAAGGTTTTTGAGTTTTTAAAACTAAACGATGAGCTGTATGACCCGTGTGTCCAATGATTGGAACAGTATTCTCATGCACTTCCATTCTTCTAATATCATATAATGTGCCATTAACTTCGGCAAAGATAACAGCATTCTTTACTGCGTCTGATCCTTGTGTAAAGGAAGTAAGGAACTGTTGCATGTCTTGTACTCGCATTAATGTGTACCGTCTCCGAATTTTCTTGAAGTAGTTAAATCTTGAATTTGTTTTGCCAGCTTCTTATTATCATCTTCTACTTCTGTCAACCTTGTTTGTAATTTTCCATTATATCTTTGATGATTTTCATTTATGTCTTGAGCACTTCCTAACGTACCTTCCAATTCCATTATCTTATCTTGCGCAGAACGCATCTCAGGGGAGTTCATTCCAATCCCTTTAACAATCGTCATTTCTCCAATAGCTTCCTGAGTTTTCTTTATTAATTTTAAGTTTTCTCCTTCAACCTCTCTTACTTTTTTTCCTAACTCAACTATTTTAGTTGAGAGTTCTTCTATAATTCTTTTGCTACCCTCTAATAAATTCCTGTCACTTACCCACTTAGATTCTTTTTGTTTCCATTCCCAAATATCTCTCTTGTGCTGCTCAATTAACGATGTTAAATCTCCTGTCATTTTCTTATAATATGTTTCCTTAATGCTCTAACTAATCTTTCAATATTATCTATAATATCAATCAGAGTTTGACTTTTAATAAAATTCTCCTCACGTTTTATTTCATCATACTCTTTAAGAGGTATGGTAACAGTACGTTTAGATGTAGCCGCTTCATCTTCATAAGTAGCATCTGCAGCTCTTTCTCCATTTTCCGGTTGATCTTTCATATTGACTTTATAGGATAGTTACCTTAAATTGTCAACCATGGGAGTTCATAAAAGATTAACAGAAATGCAGAAAAGATTCGCCGAATTTATAGTATTTGGTGGACCTGAAGGACCAGTCTCACAGATGGAAGCAGCAAAGCTAGCTGGCTACAGCCATAACAGAGCTAGACAGGAAGGATCAGAACTTATGAATCCCAGACTGTCTCCATTAGTTGCAAAGTTTGTTGGTGAACTCAAAGAAGAAAGACTTAAGAAGTTTGAAGTTAATTATGAAACCCACATAGCAGAATTAGATAGAATTAAACAAATGGCTTTGAAGAAGGGATCTTTTTCTTCAGCAGTAAACGCTGAAACCAATCGAGGGAAAGCAGCAGGCCTGTACATAGACCGCAAAATAATAAAACATGGAAAGCTAGAAGAGCTAACAGAGGAACAATTAGAAGCCAAAATGAAACAAATTCTAACCGACTACGAACCTCTATTAAATGCGAAGACTGTTGAAGCATTGCCAGAAGAAGTTACTGAGGTATTAAAGTCAAAAGATAAAGACAAGAAAGCATAAAGACTGCCACTGCTAAGTAAAATAAATATCTAGGAAGCATTAATTTATCTTTTTAATAGATTGAATTACAGAAGTTGGAATTATAGTTGTATTACCAATGTCTTCGAATGTTTCTTTATCTTTTTGTTTTATAAAGTCACAAAAAATTCTTGTAACACCATGCTTTTGACTTAACAAATAGCCTTTAGATACACAAACAGGTAACTTAGATTTGTTTAAAGACCTTGTGTTTGACCAACCTGAGTCTCCTTCAATGTCGGCCCACTCTACTTCTACAAAAGGATATTTAGATATATCACTCCCTAAAGATTTTAAGTTTAGAGGGATTGTCTTTTTGTTTTTGAGTCTTCTCTTCGATCTCTTTTTTGATTTTCTTCGTGGCATAATAATATCTCGGGTTGTGTTTCTTATGGAATTTATCCCAAAATTCTTTCTCTGTCATCTGTTAAAAACCTATCTTCTGCCTTATTTCGGCCTCATTTCATGCTTGCGACCCCTAAAGGGTTAAAATATATTTTTTTGTTTCACTCGCGCTAAAAAAATATTTAGGTATCGAATTCAGTAAAAAAACCACACCTGTCTCTTACAACCGTTGGTATAAGCCACTGATTTAAGGAAAAAAAGCCGACCCCCCCCCCGTCGAATAGGGGTCGCATGGGGGTCGCAGGTGTCGGCTTTTTCATCAATTTTGTACACTTCTGTCGCACTTGACCATGAATTTGGACATTTCCACCTCAATGCCGACCCCTATTCGATACCCGTCGACCCCTATTCGATACCCATTCGACACCCCCGGTGTCGGCATTTCGAGGTGTCATTTTGCCTTATTTCGGACACATTTGAGGATATACCCGCGTGGACACGCGGGTACCCACGCACCAAACGTGGGTAGTATTTTTAAATTTTGTCTTTATCAAATTCTTTTAATAGGTCAGTCATATTGACCTTAGCTCGCTCTTTTTCATCGAAGATAAGCTCATTGTAGTGGTCCAGTCTCTTAAGGAACTTATGTTTCCAGGTCCGTAAGTCGTGGTCCGTGATCCGGAACTCCTGGTAATATAAATCTGGAGTACAGATCATTATAACACCCTGACGAATGGTTGACCCGTAATACGCATCGTGGGCCATGGCATACGCTGCGATCTGCGCGTAGTAATCTTCGATCCATTCTTTCTTCTTAGGACGATTAGCCTGTTTAAAATCTACAATAGTTTCCAGACCCTCGTGCATACAAACCAAGTCAGTAGAGCCAGCGTATAGCCCAGGATAATGTAACATGACTTCTGAACCATAATACTCTTCAACGTTTTCAAGACCCACTTCAATAATTTTTTCGGCCATGGGCTTCGCCTCGCATCCGATTGGCGTAAGATCATCGTAGCCAACACCTTCGATATGAGATTCCAGGAACTTATGCATGGCAGTCCCCCGCTTTGATGATAGATTCTTAATTGCTTCTGCTTGTTCATGTCCAACTTTATTTTTCCAACGCGTTAAATACGCCTGATTCTTTGTCTTTGCAAGGATAGTCGTAACGCTCGGAAGCCGCATACCCTGGAAGTCATAATATCGGGTGCCAGTATCGACGTCCGTCACCTGTTTTCCACTGATATAACTGTATTTATTACTTTTTTTCATGTTTTAGATTCTTCTCCTTGTCCTTCATTAATCCTTTATGTATTTCATCTATATTAGACCAAGTAATCTCTGAGTATCGTTTACGATACTTATCATTTGAGACTCTAGATTTTCCATCCCACTTAGGTTTTTGGGTCATACATTTTATATTTTAATGTTAATTCATCTCCTTCTTCAATATCTTCTATGACTACTAAATTCCATTTATCAAAGCCGGGTCTAATTCTAATCTGGTTGCGTACGCAATTGGGCGTCTCGCTATGATTAATAAATCCTCCTAAAGGAGTTCTAATCATTTGATTATCAATACGATAATGAGATTCTCCAAGTTCAGCTCCAGCAACGAGTCGTCTGGTCGTGAAGACTCCTTGGCCCGAGATCCCTGAGTCGGCGACCGTGAGTCCTGAAGGCAACGGATGGTATTGCTTTAATCTATCTAGATCATGATATTCTTTTATGTCTTCGTCATTCATCATAGAGACCCCATCTCAATAAACCGTTTCTTGTGTAACTTTATTTGTGTAATACAATCTTCGTAACTAGTATCTTTTTTCCTGTCATTTTCATCAGTTCTAATAAATATTAAATTTTGTAGAGTATAGGGTTTAGATGAGTCTAATCTATCACAACTTAGGTTACTTATATATTTAGGAATTTTTTTTGTGCTTCTTCCTTGATAAATCATTGTCATTGGTAAATGATGAGGACCCCATGCACTGTTCATTCCATGAGTTTCTTTGTGTTTTTTAAATGCATTATAAAACTCTTTAAAAGTAAAATAACACTGGTATTTCATATCCTTATATTTTTTTCCTCTAGTTCTAATGCTGCCATATCTCATTTTCAAATATCCTATTTCTGTATTTAATCGCTTTACGTTATTTTTCTTACCAGCTTTGCCCCAACATATTATGCATATAGATCGAAGTCCATCCTTAGGAGGAAAGACTAAGGATCGTGGACATTTATAAAAATCGGTAAAAGGCTTTAGTTCATTACATCCACTACACTTCTTTTTCATTTTCTAACCGTGATGGTCCATGGTGCGTTAGCCGTCCTCAAACCTTCCTTACTTTCATCCCAGTATCTTTTACAAAGATTACCTGATCCTGCTATGAACTCATGTTGCTTTTCAGCATGCGGATCGTACGGTCTTTTAATCTTCTTACCATCAGATTTTGAAAAATAATTTATATAATATTTATTGGTCATAGTACCACCACCAACATATAGACACTGAATAACGTAATCAGTGTTAACGTTCCAAATATAATTATAAAAATTTTATTGTTGTTCATAAATTCTATTGTGTGTCCATTTTCTTTTTTGCCAATACTTTCTACGCTGAATCGGATAGCCATTATCTCTGCACCACTGATCAGCGTGTTGTTGAATTACTTTAGACTCTAGGCGATTACCACCCCAGTTAGGGTTTCCTGGTTTATTCTTTTCGCTCATTATTCATCTGACATAGGACTAGTAATAGGTTCTAATTCGTCCTGCGCCTGTTCTGATGTTGTTTTCCTTTCCTTGGTTTGTCTCACTGATTCTTCGTAGGAATCTTTTAGTTCTTGCTTTTCTTTTTCAGCTTCTTCTAGGAAATCTAGTTTCTTTGAAGGGGCTATTGCACCCGGTACATCTTTCATTTCCCATCGGGTAATGATATCACTAATTCTTTGGTATGGATAGTTTCTAGCTACCATGTCTGCACGGTAGTCTCTAAGTTCTTTTAATAAATCTTCTAGTTCAATGTTTAAGGCCATACTCTCCTAATAATTCTTTCTTTCTCTAGATCCACTACATTATCTCCGAGTTCTTGAGTGTCTGGTTCATAGTGATCTATAATAGATTCTAATTTATGAAGCTTAACCTGTGTGTATGGCCACATCAGTTTAGCAAACACTAAAGCGTCTCGGTGCCCGCAGGCCCAACGCCACCATCGTTTTTTAGGAGTACCTTTATTTTTTTTTTCGTTACTCCAACCAAAACCTAATACTTCATGAAGACCGGTAATAACATCTTTGTCGGTCAGGGCTATTTCACAGCGGATGTGCCACTGATTATAAATTTTGTTTCCTCTGTCTTTGTGTTTAGTCTTTTTTTTGTAGCATGCTACATGGCCTCTTACATCAAAGAGTCCGGCTATATAAGCTATTTCACTTATTTCCATTTTTTTCTTTCGTTAGTGCGTCGTAGGCATGCATCTTAATATCTTTGTCTGTAGAGATAACAGTTAGAAAATCTATGCCACTGTACGCTTTAGCATAAGCATTATGACTTACAGCAATTCCTGCGCCAGAACTTATTATAGCGAAATTAGTGCAAGAACTTGTAAGTATTACGAGTGCCGTGAGTAGCATCATCGTGCTCAACCAGTTTGGGTTGATATACATAAAACTCTCCTTCCGAGTCACATTCCCAGCATTGGTGAATGTGATTCTTTTGATCAACATGGACAACCCTAACATATCCGTTGCCTTTGCACACGTCGCAAATTTCTTTGTGTACTCTATATTTTTTTAATCTTGCCATTTAACTTTTTCGCTTTCTCATTCGTTAATGCTTCAATGGTTTTACTAATTGATAATTTTGCATCTGGTAATAATACCTTCGACAAACTAATCAAAGTCTTGTATGTTTCATGTGTAAGTGAAACGTTTCGATATTTTGTAATATCAGTCATGTGTTCCTTTCATTTGAACTATTATATAGGATTTTTTTAAAAGATTGTCAATGATAAAATTTACTTTAACAATATGGGTGTGTTCTTTTTTAAGTATGCCGAGTGTATGTATGGCGCCTATTGAAAGTACTATCCGCTACAACAGCTGGTATGAATGTTCACGGGCTGCGCATATGCAGTCTATAAGGATATATTCTAGGTTAGGCTATAAATATGTTAATGAGAATAAAATTGCAACACGTTACACTTGTAAAGCAGATGAGACTATTTGACAATATGGCCGAAATGTGTTAGAGCAAAATCTTCTCACCACAATTAACCTATTCTAAATCCCTTTTAGGGTAGGTTTATTCACAATAATATCCCTGGATCGTTCCTCGACCATCATTAAGATACCAGCCTTGTTCTTCCCCTGGTCCCTGATACGTGGATACTACTTCGGTATATGCTTGGCCCAAAGCTAAACAATCCATGATGTCTATGGAAGGATTAAAATCTAGCTTTTCTTTGACGACCGTGCCGTTGAAAAGTAGAATCAATATCACTAGTGTCTTGACCATGTATTTTTCTCCCCCATTTAATGATTCGATCAAAATTTTTAGCTTTAATATTTATTTCCGGACCAAATCTTTGCCACGAGTCTTTAACAAGATTTAATTCAATCAGCAAATTGGTCCATTGCTTTTGAGATATATTAGATACTTTTATATGTACTTCTTTCATACTGTATATATAGGATATTAGATGATTAAAGTCAAGTGCCTGTTTTGGGTAAATAGCACCCCATTCTTTTCTCCTGTTTATTACGATTTTTCTTGTGTCTTCCAGGCCTCTTTTTCCTAGTTTGTTTATGGTAGGTGTTAACTCCGTACTTTGGTAGTGTCGCCATCTTTAGTTTCTTCAGGAAATTTGGTTATAGCTGGTAAATATCTTATGCTACCATTAATATACTGTTTACAATCAGAACCACAATTCATACACCTGTATATTTCAGGACTTAAAGATACAAACATAGTTTCGTAAGTACAAGTAGGACATACGCCACCCGTAACTTGTGCTGCTACATCAAGAGCTTTCCCAAAAGGACCTTTTTTGTACATGTTTATCTTTTCTCCTATCCTTAATTTTATCTTCTTTTTATTTATTATTCAAGTATTAGCGCTGTAATCTTTTTTTCACCCATATACACCTCTATTTGAGCTTTAGATTTAATGCATTGATATATAACTCTATCAGTAGTTTTTTTATCCCGCATCGCGATGCGCTTGCCTTTGAGGCATTGGCTGAGGGTGGGCTGAATTAAGTGCTCCTTAATTTCATGGTCTACAATGAGTAAAAGTGCAAAAACTGTCTCGATCATTTAACTAAACCCCCACCAAATTAAAGCTACAGGAATAACAATATGTTCAAAAATTTCATACAGACAAATAAAAACTAGAAGCCATGTAAAAAATAGACTCGTTTTAGATTTTCGAGTGAGAAAATCAAATAGAGTGACGTGCCATGTAGTAATTTTATGTGTAAGTTTTAATAAACTTTCTTTCATCCGGGAGTCCCATTAGCAAATGTTCTTTGCTTATCTTTTAATTTTTCAATATCACTCATCATCTTCTCTACATCTTTTTGCAGACGGTCTATATTTACGGTATTTGACATCATATTCTCCATCCGACTTTCCATTTTCTCTAATTGACCTGACATGTGCTCCACCAACATGAAAAGCTCGGCTTCTCCACTTGATTGTCCTAATTCTCCACGCGGGTATTTGATTCTAAATTCTGAGTTTTGTTCTAAATCTTTTTCCATTAACTCTAAGGTTGTGGTATGCCTGTTAAGGGTCTCTTGGATAGAAAAAAATGCCCAGGTCCCGATCGCAACCAGCGCGATTAGGCTGGCAACTGTCTTCATCGGCATTTGAACTTTTGCTTCGTCTGAAATTTTTAGTGCCATTAGTTACAATTATTTTTGCTCAAGTCTACGGGCACTTCTTTAGTAAACCAGAACCAAGATGAAATTTTAGTTCCTTCTTGTGTGTACGTGCATTTTTGCCCGACTGAGCAGGCGCTTAATGCGAATAATGCTAGTATTAAAAATAATTTTTTCATGTTAGTTGGTTAGGGGGTTTGACGTGGAGACCTTAATCTCCTCTATTTGAACTTTTAGTAATTCGATTTCTTTAGCATTAACTAAAGGTTTAGTATGATTATGCTTAACTGGATGCTCGTGTGAAGTGTCCACACTTTCTAATTTTGCTACTTTTTCCTCTAACACTTTTATTTCTGATAAAAAACTCATATCAATGCTTTTAGATGCACCTTCTAGTACTTCTAACTTAGTCATAACCTCACCATACTTAATGAAACCACCACCGATTGCAACGATGGCTGCGATCAATGCAGCGATTCCTGCGAGCTGGTCTTTTAAATTAAATTTTTTATCAGCCATTTTTTAACATCTCCAGTTCATATAAAAGCCGTTGCTTCTTAATATTTATTTCATTAAGTTTTCTGGCTTTGATTTCGATCTTATCATTTTGAATATAACTTGCAAGATTAGTATTTGGGTATATTTGTCTAAAATCAAAGATATTTAACTGGTCTAAATATATGTCTTTTGGCTTATAAAAGACTGCATTTTGATACATGTCCAAAGATGCCTGCTCACTTGTCATCGCTTCCATTTTTATAATATTTTTGATAGCTAAATTTTTAGCAACATCCTTAATATCCTTGTCAATCTTATCCATTATTCTAGAGAGATTTTTAACGATAGCTTTTTTCTGTTGTATCTTTTTTTGTTTGGCAAGCTTCTTAGCCTGAAGAGTGGATGTTGCAGCAGTTTCGCTAGTAGGTTCCTCTTCTTGTGCTTCTTCTTCAAACGTTTCTTCATCCGCTGCTTCTACCATTTCTGTGGACTCTTCTTCAACTGCTTCTTCAGCCATTTCCGTAGGTTCTTCCTCCATAACCTCTTCTTCGGCCATTTCTGTAGGTTCTTCAGTCATTTCTTCTTCCACCATAGGCTCTTCTTCCTCAAATGTTTCAGTCATCATTGGAGATTCTTCTTCCATTATTTCTTCTTCAGAAACCATAGGTAAGAATGTTTCAACGATTTCGTTAGTTTCTTCATAAATTTCCTCCATTTCTGTGTCTGTAAATTCAAACATTGGACCATCTTCAAATGCCATATCTTCGTCTTCCATAAAGAACTCTTCATCCATCTCCATAAAGAATTCCTCTATGAATTCTTCTGCAAATGTAAATGTTTCCATCTCCATCTCAAACTGGGGCTCTTCATTAAAAGTGAAAGTTTCTTCTTCAAAGAAGAATTCTTCCATGTCTTCAAAGACTTCTTCTTGTAAATCTTCTAGAGCTTCTTCAATATCATCTAATGCGTCTGATGCATCTTGTTCTAGTACAGTATCATCGTAAGTTACAGTTAAGATAGGTTGTTTTAAATCTGCTGCTCTATGTGTTCCACTATATGAAGCACTACCAGATGGACTAGAATTAAATTCAAATCTAGCCTTGATATCAAAATCAGTTTGAGTGTTTGAACCTATTGAATAAGTATTATTACCTGTATTTTGAAAGGCACATCCATTAAAAGTTGCACATGATCCTGTAATTGTTTTAGTTTGAGTTGTAACATTACCATCACTATTAGTTATAATCTGTTTCATTACAACATCTTGGTCATTACTATTCCAAAACCATACCTTAGCAGATTGATTAGATGTAAAGCCATTATTGAATTGGTCTGCAGATATATCTACGTCATCCACTAGACTATAGGCTTCTGTATTTTCTACATAACCCTCGTCTATTCCAGCGATGGTTCCTGTTCCGTGATTACTGGATAATTGGCCCGTCCAGTTATTTCCTGATGTGAAAGTTTGACTTAGAATATTATTTGTTGTTACTTCTTCTGCTGAAGTCGTAAGGGTTAACGTCATCAGCAAAACGGTCAATAGCAAAGTGCGCATATATAATAACTCCTATAAATATTGTTAACCAGATCATTTAGGATCTACCCATTCCATTTTTTTCATTTGTATAGCTTCTTCTTTAATTCTCTCAGCTTCTATTTTTTCAAATTCTTTTGTCATTGCTATCTGTTCAGCTAATTCTGCTTTTTCACGTTCTTCCATACGTTTAACGTAAACTTTATAATCAGGTCTTTCATGATCATATTTATTCCATAAAGACATAGCTTCTTTTCCAATACGTCCGTCGATTGGACAAGGCGTACCAGCTTGGATCATGCTTTCAAAAACACGTTCATCTTGACAGAGGATTGCAACAGCTGCTACCTTCATACCAAAGTCATTAAGTATTCTAGCTAGCTTTAATCTTTCACAATTTTTATCAATCATATGTTTGCCACCACTAACACCAATACCAAATGTTTGTATACCTGCAGAAACTCCTACTGCGCACACGTCTTGTGTCATGGAATTATATGATGGAGCTCCTGCTGATGGTGGAGATGATCTTATATCTGAATTTGTAGTGTTATTAGTTGTAGATGTAGATTCAGAACCTGTTTCATATGTTGTGGTTGCCGTTGACGTATAACCGCCATCGATTGACGTGTTGGAGCCACTAACGTTCGTCTGAACTTCGTCTGAACGAGCTGGTCCCCCAAATAGAGCTAACAGTGTCATGAGAATAATTAATATTCCCGTAAAATAATAATTCACGATCTTCTCCATAATTATTGACAGCTTTCACATTCCCCTGTCTCGTCGATAACAAGACCTTCTGTCTCGTCTTTTACTTCACGACATTTACAATTATCACAGGTGCATACTCCGTATACATCTGCATGTAACTCACCATCACAGTGACAATTACAATTACAATTTTTACACTTCTTCATTTTTCTCCTCAATCTCATAGAAGTACCTATCAGTATCTTCTGTTTTCCACTTACCCGAATCCTCTACATTCCATTCTGAAGTTTGAACCTTCCAATCTGGTACTTCGTCTTTTACTGTAAACGAAGGTATATCCCAGAGGATACGATTGTTGGGCTGTGCTGCATAATTACCATCCTCTAGTGCGAGAATGTGGGCGCATTTATGTTCATGCGGTATTTCAGAATGATCTGTGTCGACTATATTACTCTCTGGGTGTGCCCAGTCAACTGTAAAAAGATATTTACCGGGATGGTTTTTCTTATCTTTTCCAAAAAACTTTCCAGAACTTCCTTCTAAGAAATCAAAAGAAGTAACGCTAGGATAGTAACTAAAGCAATTCCACAGCTCCAGCTCATCAAGTCGCATCCTAGGAACTTTTTTTGCGTCATAGCCTCTTTGAATAAAAGCGGATATCGGCAGCCGATAGAATACAGCACCGTTTTCCATAATTGCATGAAAGAGTATAGGACGTCCTGTGATCGATGCCAGGCCAAAGATAATGCAGTCTTCCACTTCTCCATGATGTTCTTTAAGATCATAGAGATACTCTCTCCTGATCTGTGAATACATCACAGGAATGTTTGCATTTAAATAGGACATAATTAAATATATTTATATTTTTCATGATCGCTGTCTAGTGTTTTATAATTACACCTCAATTCTTCGTCTTTGTCAATATCTTTCAAAGCAAATCCAGCATGAGAAATATTAGGATTATTAGAGTGATTAATAAATCTATCCTGATCTAAAGATACATAAAGATGATCCGATCCAAGAGGTTCCTCATAACCATAAGTCAATAAAAAGTTACAAATAACTTTAGGATAAGTCAAAACCTCTTTTTTTGAAAAATTTACCTCAAATTTTTTAGCTAACTGAGAATCATAATCACAAATCTGAGAACCTTTTTTAATAGGTGTATTTGCAAAAACTCCGATACCGTGGATTTTACTTCGGCTTAAGTAGGTATCGAGTAAGATCATGACCAGGCATTAATTATTTAATTAAAGCGATTATTGCAATAACAACGACGACTATAATAACAGATTTCTGTTTATTAGCTTTAGCCCATGTTAGTACTTTTTTTATATGGTCCATAGTTTTCTCCTATTTTTCTTTTAATGTACCCCAATTTTCCCCTTTTTTATAGTTAACTTTGTTATTAATTATAAGAGGAATAGCGGTTTCCATTGTTTCTTGTACAATTGCAGCCTCTTTATCATTTTTTATAGACAGACACAACTCATCATGTATTTGTATTCGTGGTAAAATTCCCTTTTCATATAAATTTACCATTGCTTTTTTAGTCATATCAGCTGCACTACCTTGAATGAGTCTATTTAAAGCTTTGTATGTAAATGCTGGTGTGTAATGTTTATCAAAATTTTTCATGTAATCTGGGGGTATCTTTTTATCCTTATACATTTTAGTTACTTGAGCCGAATAAGCAGTTTGTGCATCTTCTTTTGTTAATAGAGGTACTGGCTCATATCTATTAATTTTATTATTCCATTTTCGATCTTGTGTTTCCCACTTGTTAAACCTACAGAATCTATCTTCCAGCGTAAATAGTAATTTATGTTTTTCTGCAAACTGAATTAAGTCTTGAGATAGCTGTCTTACAAAAGGTGCATTGTTATGATACGTATTAAATAATTTAGTAGCTTTATCTTTATCTAGGTTTAATTCTTTTTGTAATTTTATTTTTCCCATACCATAGAAGAGGCCTAGGTTAATGGTCTTGGCCGTGATCCGTGGTATTTTAGCCATGTCTGCCACAGTCTGGTGAAAATCTACATCGGATTTTCTGTAAGCTTCTTCAATTTTCTCTAAACTTTTTATTAAATTAGTAGGTAAAACTTCATCATCCGGATCTATTTCTCTTTCTAAATATATTTTTAAAGCGTAATGAACAACAATCCGTGGCTCTTGTTGTGAGTAATCAAATGACCCCCACGTACACCCTTCATCAGGTATAAAAAGCTCTCTCATTTTTTTACCAATAAAACCTTTAGAAGGTATTTGTTGTAGGTTAGGGTTAGACATAGAAAATCTACCAGTAACCGTACCCCCATCATCAGATCTTATCTGATTAATATCTGCATGTATTTTACCTTCATGTACAAAGTCTAATAAACCTTCAATAAAAGTATTTTCTGTTTTGTCAAAGTTTCTAGCTTTAACAATTAATCTTAGAAAATGATTCTTGTGTGTTGATAAATAATCTTTAGGAAGCTTAGGTATTGTAGATTTAATTGTTTCTGTTTTAACTTTACCAGTTTCTTTATCAATAATAGGTTTACCATCTTTGTCTTTTAGTTTTTTTTCTTTATCTTTTGTTGTTTCGTAGTCAGTTATTTTTTGATGATCAAGTAATTTTTTAATAGAAGACGCTGCCCAAATTTCTATCTTAACTCCTGTTCTTCTTTCAATATAATTAATAATATTTTGTTTTGTTTTCTTTAAACGTTTACCAAACGCCTCAGCTTTTTCGACATCTATTTTAACTCCCTCAAACTTCATGTCAACTAGGCACGGAAACAATTTAGTTTCTAATTCAAAAATCTTTCTACATGTTTTTTCTTTTTTTGTTTTAGGATCTGTGTATAATACTTTGTCTAATTTTTTTTCAAATAACTCCCACAGCTTTAAAGTTAACTTTACATCTTGTTCTGCATAATCTTTTACTAAGTGATGCGGAAGTTTATGCATGTTGGTCATAGGATCTTTTATCATTCCCTTAGACCATTTTAAAACTTTAGCTGTCAAATCATATTTGTATTTAGAGCCAATCTTATAGTCTTTTGCTAAAGAATCTAAACTGTATCTCATTCTTGTTTCGTCAATTACCGAAGCTGCGATCATGGTGTCGAGCAATGGTCCTTGTGGCATCTCTCCAGTTGCCGATCTAATCCAGCAAACGTCGTACATGGCATTGTGAAAAACCTTGCGCAAACCCTTGTTTTTAAACACTTTTTCGTTTAAATAATCCCATGTTTCTTTGGTGTTTAAATTAGCCGTCATGTGATGGGCAATAGGAAAATAAAGAGTTTGATTCTTGGTAGCTATGGCTATGCCGCAAACAAAACCATCTTTTCTAATTGCGCCTAACCCTTTTGTTTTTAAATTAGGATCATATGTTTCTAAGTCAATTGCAACGGTATCTATGTCTGTTAAATCTAGATCAGTTAGTTGTGGAACTTCACACATTATTTTTCTTCCATTTGTCATAGCCTTTAACCCAGTCGGTGGATTGTGGTTCTTTTAGTTTTTTTCCCTTGGGATAATCTCTATCGATTGCCATCTGACAGTAGTGAATTGCTTTTTCCAAATCTTGCTTTTGTCCTTTCTGTTTGTGTCTGCACAAATATTTTATAGCGTTTCCTTCTGCAAAAGGTAAATTATTTTTGTTAATAAATTCAGAGGGCTGTATAACCATGGATTGATAATGAGATCCTCCGATTTGTTTATCGTATGGTTTCATATTGATCGTACTCCTAACTTTCTATTTGTTGTTGATGCTAATTCCCAGTAATCAAAAACTCCTCTACTATAAGCTGTATATTCTAATCTCAACTGTGTATGAAAGTCTTCGGCTCTAGTCATGGTATGGTCCACGATAACATTATCAAAGGTTAAACCTTTTACCTGGTGTATGTTTCCATAAAAAATTTGACTAGGTTTATCATTGTCAAATCCGTTAGCTAAAACTCTTTTTATATACTGTAGTTTTTCTTTACCTCCTACAATGTCGCTAGGCACACGAATTAAATCGAAATCTGTATATTGTTTACAATCTTCTTTTAATAATTTTAAATTAATTAGTTCATCTATTGTGTAATCTTTCTCAATCCAATCTTTAAAATCATATTCACCTTTACCGCGCACTATAACTGTTCCCCCAATGTAATCCCAAAAATCTTTAATTTGTCTAAGGTGCATTGGTTTTCCTTGCACAAAATCTGGCCATACATAATGAGAGTTTATTTCTTTTTTAGATGCGTGAGGAGAGCAACCAACCATAGAATATTCTAAACCCATCCTTGATAAAAATTTTGTAGCACGATTGTCGCTTGGAGTTCCCCTGTAAGTAAACAAAAATGTTTGAGTAGTATTTTTTATTTTATTTAATAAGATATCTAAATGAGTAGAGCCTCTTTCTAAATAAGGTAAGTAATAACCCATTCCTTTAATTGTTTCTCCTATGTGTCCCACGCCATGTTCCTTTCGGTACTTAGCTGGTGTCCATATTCTATGTGAATTCCATTTATCCCACACAGGCTTAATAACTTTTTTACATTTTGTATTTATTGCTTCACTACATCTTAATCCTTCTTTTAATTCAAAATAAGGTTTAGACGCTAGCTTATGAAAGTAATTAGGGTTGGATCCCGCATATTCAAATAAAGTTTGATCCGCATCTCCAACTAAATAAAAATGTCCATCTTTTACATTAGTCGCCATTTTTTCAATAGCTTTTGTTTGAGGTACATTACTGTCTTGGCATTCATCTATAATTACTGCATCTATATCTGGATCCTCTAGATCTGGATTAAGAAATCTTTCTATCATATCAGAATAGTCTTCTCTGCGATAAAGTTTTTTATAGTCTTCATAAATTTTAAATAATTCTTTCATTACTTCTAAACCATAAGGTCGGTAATCGTCCTGATCGCATTTTCTCCAATATTCATCATAAGAAAGGCCACGTCCTTTTGCATCTGATCTAAATCTATAGAGAGCATGTTTTTCAATATCAGGATTCCTATCGTCATTAAAATGTCTGTTTTTTTCAATTAACTTTTTGTGATCCTCTAATTTTGTTTTTTCTAATTTGCCCTCTAGAGATGGTCGATTTCTACAATAGTGATGAATAGTACCAATAGTTTTTCTTAATTCTTTTTTAGTGACTTCCTTCATTTTTGGTAATTTATGTACAGCTTCTAAAATTTGTTCAGCGGCTACATTTGTATGAGATAAGATAAGTATTTTTTTGTAATCATATTCAACTAACAGTTCTTCAAAAAGTCCTACTATATAAACATGGGTCTTACCTGTACCTGGAGGACCTGCAATAAATCTAGGCTCTATCTTTTTCAAAGTCATCTATCAAACCTCCTGTCTCTTCTACGTATTCTCCCTCTATTACTAAATCTTCAATTGGAAATTCTGGGTTGTTAATCTTCCAAGCTGGACAAGACTTTCCGAGATACTTTCCATGATTCTTTTTCGCTTGTAATATATCTTGAATCTTCAGTACAAGATCCACTCTTTCAAGATTTACTTTTTGACTATGAAGATAATCTTCAAAATTATCTAAATTAAATTCTAAAAAGTTTTTTTGTTGATTAAAGTAGGGCATTTTATAATTTGCTAATTCTTTCTTATTTGTAAAAACTTTGACTCTGCTAATATAACTCGTAAAATGTTTTTTAAATACTAAGTTGTTATCTGCGTCGTCTTCCCAATCTTTAGATTGAATTCGTTTTTCAAATTTCATTTTCATTATTTCTTCAAACTGAGCGGGCTTCATTTTAGGGATCCATACTTGAGCCTGAGAAATAACCGCATCATAAAATGCTTTTTGGTTCATTAGTGTTTGGCCATCGACAATAATAGTTTTCTCAAAAATTTCATTTTCTAATTTACCAGTAACTTTTATTTTGTATCTATTTTGACCATACTGAATAATGTCTCCGATAGATTCATCTGCAAGTATTTTAACATCGGCTAAAGATTTATCCTCTGCTCCTATCCAACTAAATATTGTTGCGATGGATTGTGCTTTACATTCTACTATTTCTGCAATCTTTGGCATTCCAAATTGTCTTTTAGAGGTTCTAGTAGAGGAGCCTTTAGTTCTTCTGTTTTCGGCTTCATCATCATTTGATATAACCGCGATGTCATAAATAAAATCATTAATTTCTGCATCATCCCAATCAGTCTGTTTAATTAGAACTCCGGCTATAGCGGTACAATACTCATCTCTTTGACCTTTGTGTGCATATAAAACTGATAAAGCAGTAGCCAAAGCTATTTTTCGTAAAACTTTATTTAGATCTCCAACATATTCCGTAAACCCTTCGTACTTCTCCCATCTTACATGTTCATGATTTTTACTATGTAACGATTCGGGAGCTATTGTGTAATTTGATTCACCACTTCTTATTTCACATAAACACTTTCCATGTGCAGCATGTTCAACATATCTATTTAGTTCGTTTGGTAATGTAAATTGTTGTGCAGTTAATTTTTGTTTCCATACATAATGGCTAGTCGGGTTGTGATCTCTACCAAAAATAGCATCGCATCCTATTATCCATTTTTTTGCAAACTCTTTTGCACGAGAGTGATCAATATCAAGATCAACTAAAGTGTCTAATCTTAATCCTAATTCTTTATCTAAATATCTACTTTTCCATTCTTCTTTCGTTATTGTAAAATTTGTATCACTCCATTGCTTGACTACAGCTTTACCCCCTTCACAAGGAATAAGGGTATGTCCAAGATCATACCAATCCTCATAAGTGGTCGGACCACTATTAATTTTTTTTTCATCAATCATAATTTTTATGGGCGGATCCACTCTCGCTTCGCCGCCCACTCCCAAGGGAACTATAAATTGATTGTCTTTTTAGTTGCTTCCTGATTTTCGGGTTTAACTTTTACTAAACCTTTGCTATTTTTTTCAGCAAAGCTTTTAGCAATCGCATAAACACCTTTATCGGTAACCGGTCCCACTTTAGACACATCCCAACCAAACCATGTTCCTTTGTCATTCGACATTTGAACAGTTTTTAGATTATAAATGTGGCTGTATGTTGGCGGTGTGAATAAGCCATTTTTACCTTGTAGCTTAAGACCCATCATGATTGAATTCCATTTACGACTAATCTTTAATTGAGTAGCCTTCATAGATATCAAAGCTGTTGATGGACTTTTACCCATAAGAATCACAAAGTGATTCGCAGTATTTTCCAGATAATTACCATTAGGTAATCTATCCTTCCAAGATTTATCACGAGTAGTTGTACTCACGATATCACTATCCGCACTATGGATTGCTACAGGAGCATTTCCAGATTGACCTCTGTCTTGCCATTCGACATATTGTCTTTCATAATGGACTGGTATAATATTTATACCTTTTGATCCATCATAAAGCTCTTTGGTCACGCTGTTTACAATCATTCCAGGTTCTGCGCCGCTAATAAACTTAGCATTCTGTTTATTAACCTCTGGAGATAATTGTCCCAAAACTTTCAGAAATGGTAATGCAAGATCTTCTTGCGTCATATTCTGAGAGCCCGCATTTGCATCAGCTTCGAATAGATTCGTAGCCAAAGCACCTGCTTCTTCTTTTTTTTGTACTTGGTTCATGTTTATTGTTTCCTTTTT